AAACCAGTGGTGTTTTTGGTGCTTCAAGATTTGCTGTACCTACTATTGTTACTGTTCCAATACCAAGTGTTAATTGATTACCAGTAATATTTTCTGTAACTGAATCAGCTGATACTTCAACAGGACCAATACTTAATGTTAAATTGTTACCATTGATAGCAACGGTTACTTGATTGTCTGCAGCTACCTGCGATATGGGAAATTGCGATATTGCATCAAAACCTAAATTCATAAATAATCCTTAAAAGGAGACAGTGAGGTATGTGGTGGATTCACTGTCCCCATTTAAAGATTATATTACTTTTTAAACCAACTTGGAAGTCCTAAATGAGGTCTTGTATCGTTTATGTTTTTGTCTGCATTTTTAGATTTTTGATCATTATAGTGCAGAAAAACTTGAGCGCAATTATCTCCTTGAAATTCTTCTCTCCAATGTTCGAGTTCCATACCTCTATAAACTAGCATATCTCCTGGTTTTAGATTGACTAGAATACCTTTGTTATTACTAACGGCCGTGTATTTTTTACCATCGGGTATACCTACATTTTTCTTTGGTTCTAAATGTATTGGCCAAGGATCCCCTCCAAGATTTAAAGTTGTAGATATTTCGCAGCTGAATCTATCTTTGTGTCTATGTAAGACATCACCTGGTTTATATATTCTAGCATATGAATAAGTTGGATTTAATTTAAGTCCTGTTTTCTTTTCCATAACAGGTAAAGTTCTCATTAACAAAGTTTCCATAGCTACGTCTGCATAATGAGAATAAGTATTTGGAACTTGATTGTCTGCCCACGTTCCCCATTCCTCTGTAAATTGAGAGATATATCTTGCATCAAACAAACTCCTTGCAACGGTTCTTTTAAGTAAAAAATAATTATAACAAAATTCTGCTATTTCTTTTGGTACAGCTTCTTTAATAACTATGTATTTATTTTTTTTAAAACTCATTTAATACTCTTTTCTTTTGATATCGCTGTTTCAACCACTTTAATATTCCAATGTATAAATCTAAATGGATCTAATCCTGCATCAACTGCAAACTCGTGTGGAACATAGCCTGGAAATATAATCATAGTTCCGGGTTGTGGTTTGTAATGCACTTGATTTGTACCCATTGTAATTTGTGATTGATTTTTTAAAGGTAACTTTGTCATTTCTGCACCAGGTCTTGGATCGTGAAAAATAGGATAAGATGTTTTTTCGCTACACTTTAAAAAGTAAAATCCTGACACGTGTTGATTCCAATGTGTGTGGGTTGAATGATGTCCTCCACCTTTTTCACTAAACTCTTGAACCCAAAATTCTGTAAAATGTAAACTGTGATTTTGTAAATTAAAACCCGACCAATCTAAAAATTCATAAGATCGTTGTCCTATAAACTGAACTAAATCTTTTGCTTTAGGGTCTTGTGAAAAACTTTCACTATGATAAGACAAACCAAATGTACCTATATCTTTTTTCCATTGTGGTTCGTTCTTTAATTTATCTTTTAAAAGTTTATTAGCTTTCTTAATATATTTATCTGTTAATTTAATTGCATTTTTTAAAAACATTGGTGCTTCTGCAGTCCACACCGGTGTTTGAAAATAAAACGCAGATTTAAAATCTACGTGTCCTTTTGGTTTTTGCGGTGTACTACTTCCGCCTTGTTTTATATTATTCATATTATTTAAATGGATAACCTAGATTCCATATTACTAGACTATTCCTTTCTCCTTTAG